CCCTTTCTGACCTGCCATTTATAGGTATAGTCATAATCCGGCTTTGTTCCGTCCCGGTTCAGGAAACGTTCTTCCCATGTGATGCCTTGTTTTGCCATTTCGTTGTATGCGCTTTGCCGGATGTTGGGTTTTGCCTCGGTGTCGAACCCTAACCTTCTGAGCATGTGTGTCACGGTGCAGGTCTGGCAATTTACGCGGTATCCTTCCTCTTTCCCGAATTTCGGATTTTCCTTTCCCTTGTTCGCCTGTTCGTATGTCATCGGTTTGCCTTTGGTGATACCGAGGGCCTTTTCTATCCTGAGGTTGTTGTGGGCGATGTCGGTTTTTTCCTCCAGCGTCAGGTTGTCCGGCATTTCGGCTATCATCTCGTTGATGCGCCTGGTTAGTGCGTCCACGGCTTTTCTGGCTCCCGGGTGCGCTTCAGTAATGTAGGGATGTTTGTCTGAAAACAATTTGCCATCTTTTCCCGGATTGTTTTCCAGACCGTCATGTGCCTTGTTTCGCCCGTTCTCGTCCGGTACCGCTGTCGGCGCTTCATCCGTTGACGAGAGCGTGCACTTGCAGTTCCACCGGTCCCCCGGCCTGTGCACGTTCCAGAACGGATCATCGACGGGGCGTATGGTTCCCCAGAACACGCGGTGGTCCGCTCCCGGGTGTACGGATGTCGAGGGCATCCATTTGAGGTTCGGCAGGATATCCTTCTCCCGCTCGAACTGTCTCCAGTCGGCCGCCTGATGCGCCCGTATGACTGCCGTGTCGTATTCGGTACGCAGCCAGTCTACCATCTGGTGGTCCGCTATGGGCATGGCGAGTTTCAGCCACTGTTCAAACGGCCTTAAATTGCCGTTTTCGTCCAGCAGTAGTGCCGCCATGTCGTTTTGTGCCCGATGTACCTTGAACGCGGCAAATACGGCGTTGTTCGTCCGTATTTCGCGGTAGAAGTCATAATCCGGATCATCGGGCTTTCGTACTCCGAACCCCTTGTCGGTGGCTTTGTTCATTGTTTTCCACGTGGCCTCGAACAGGTTCTCCTCGATGTCGGTCATGGGATGGAAATCCTTGCTGTATATGTTCTTCAGGGCTTTCCCCAGTACCTCCTCATCAAAAGAAAACACGTTTTCCACCTGCTTGTTTTCCAACCGGTAGAGGTCGTTCATCACCATTCTAAAGCTGCCCCGTCTTTCCCCGGGGCTTTCGCGAAAAAACGTTTCAGCCAGTTATACGCGTTTTTAAGGGCGTTTTTCTTCTCTTTGGGAGCTTCTTTGCCGGTTTCCGGTATCTCCTCCTCTTCATCCTCCCGTTCCCCGGTGGTTGCCGCTTTCTCTTTCGCCTTCTGTATTTCGGCCGCTCCGGCTTCCTGCCGTTTTTTCAGTTCGTTGTAGTCTGTCGGCTTCTCGATCCCGAATTCCTCGTACAGATAATCGTCTCCCACCGGCAGGCCGAAGTTCGTACGCAGCTGGGTGAGGATGCTCATCTTCTTCTCCGGTTCGATGACTTTCTTTTCCGGGTAGCAGAACTCGCCGCCGGTGGTGTCTATCCCGAGCATGGCGAATATGTCGGTCATGTTGTAGTTGAGCACGTCCAGGATGTCCTGCCGGTCCGCCAGCGTGACCTTCTCCTCCACGTCCTTGTGGACGGTTCCGAGTGCCTGTGTTCCCTTGTCCGATGCCTCGGTGGTGAGCGTGTTCCCGAGGAACAGTTTCGATATCTCGCTGTTGCACCGTTCGCAGAGCTTGTCATACAGGTCGGAGCTTCCGGTCTTGTTCGCCGCTTCCCTGAGTTCCATCATTGTTTCCTGGGCGTGCACGAATACCGACATGCTTCCGGTACTTTCCGCGTCCGCCAGCGCCCTCTGCCGTGCCTCGTCGTCATCCGTGGGGTATGTGTATTCCCGGATGGGTGCGCCGAACACTTCCGCGAACTGTGCCCAGTCCGCCACGTCGTTCCGCTTGTATATCACCCATACGGCCGCCTTTGCGAGCATCCCGAGCTCTTCCGGTTCCCCGATGAACAGCAGGTCGGGGTATTCGTCCCAGGATGTTCCTGTGGTGTCCGTCTGGTGGCGCAGTATGAGCCTGCGCACCGGATCCACATGCTTGCGCGGTATCCGGTCATAGTTTACCCATTCCCCTTTGCGGTAGAACTGTACGAGCGTGAACCCCCAGAATTTCGCGTCCAGGATGTCGCCTATGAGGCGCCGGAACCACGGGGAGCGTATCTGTTCGTTTACCGCCTTGTCCGGCTTTCCGTTACGTCTGAACTCGATGACGGAGGAGAGCACGGCGTTTTTCCGTTTCTCGATGACACTTGTCAGGTGCGTGTCCATGAGAATGTCCTCATACAGGTCGTATAATCTGAACCTTCTGGAGTAATCCACGTTCTCGAAGGCCCGTATGGCCAGCATATAATCCGCTATGTCTATGCCGAAGCGTTTGGGTTGTGTCAGTATGATGGTTGCGGGTCCTTTCTGCCCGGGCCTCGGCAGGTTTCCGCTTTTGGTTATCTTTCCGGCCCTTTTCTGTCTTTTGCTCATGTTACCAGTGGTTTACACGTTTACGATTGCTTTTGATAAGGAAATTTGATTTTGCCGCCCTTGTCTCTTCGGGAAGCAGGGGCAGCCCGTCCGCGGATATCTCTTCGGCCGCTACCGCCCTGAGCCATTCGACGGCCCTTTCGTAGCGTTCCTTGCGCAGGGGTGAAAGGTTCCTCGGGTTGTGGATGCTGAAAATATGGTACACTGCGATGTCTATGGCCATCATCAGCACGAGCTGGCTCCGTTCGTCTCCGGTCCGGGTGAATATCCTGTCACAGTCATAGCGCTTGGAGAGGTAGCACCGCATCTCTTCGACGGCCCGGTCCTCGCATATCTCCACGACGGCATTGTCCTCCCTTGTCAGCGCGTCCAGTATCTCGCGGTGGATGCTCGCGTCGTAATCTGTAAGTTCTATAAATTTGCTCATGTGGGTAAAGTATTAAAGTTTACAGTCTGTACTTGTTGTGCGCCCGCATCTTCCTTGTGGAGATGACGGCCGGTTTTTCGGCCTGGTGCGCCTTGCGGTCTATGATGCGGTTTCCTCCCTCCACGCAGTCGGGTCCGTCCGCCGGATACGTCAGCATGAGGTTGAAGAGGCTGAACTGGTCGGTGAGCAGCTTCATGTGCGGGTTGTCCTTTTCCGCCTCGTTGAAGATGAGGTTCCCTTCGCTGTTGAGGGGTTCCAGGTTTGTCTCGATACGTGTGGCCTTGTCCGTTTTCTTCTCCTCGTCCCCCTGGATGTAGAGGGATATCTTCCTTTGCCGGCGTATGCGCCTGATGATGGGCTGGAACACCTGCTGGAAAAAAGGGTCCTGCAACTTGTTGTTCTCCATGTAGCAGTACACGTTCGTTTTCCCGTTCACGAATTCCAGCAGTCTGATGTACCATTCGATAAACGTGGCGTTTGTCTCCCTTCCGAGGAACCCCTTGATGACGTAGAGCTTTCCGGCCAGTTTGCCGAGCAGGAACACCGCCTTCGTGGAGCTCTTCTTCGTCTTGTTCTCGCCGGGCGCGGGGTCGCCGTAGATGACCAGGAACTTGAACTTCGAGAGCGCCGGCACTTTCCCGTAGATGATGTCCTTGAATATCTCTCCCTCGGCTACCGGGTTGTTGAAGAACTCCTTCTGTCGTGCCGCCGCGCTGACCAGCGAGAGGAAGAGGTCTATATCCTCTTCCGAGTTTTTCTGCGGCCACACAGAGACTCCGTTCCTGTCGCGTATGTTGATGATGTCCACGTGCCCGATGCCCTTTTCCTTCAGTTCCGTGGCCTTTTCAATGGCCCTTTTTATGCAGCAGTCCGCTGCGATGATGTTCCCGTTGAAGAGTATGCGGTAGTTTCCCGATACGGACATGGTCGGTATCAGGGCTTCCTCCAGCCATTTCCATTTTGTCTTGATACGTTCCGGGTTCCGGCATTCCTCGTCGGTATCGATATCGTCCACCAGGATGAAGTCCGGCCGGAAGTTCTTGTTACGGGTACCGCGCGGTGACTGTCCGGCCCCGATGGCCCGGAAAGAACATCCCGCCATGATGGTGAATTCCCCCGTTTCCCAATATCCGGGTTTCTTCTGCATCCCGTAATCCTGGATGATTCTTTGGTTTTCCTCGAAGTTGGCCATGAAAGGAAGCAGGAGCCTTTGGGCGTTGTCCTGCGAGTTGGAGATCAGCAGTACGTTGCGTACTTTTCCTGTAATTGCCAGTTTTGAGATTTCCATCATGGACCGTGCGGACTTCGCCAGCTCCCGCGACCATGCGCGTACCTCGTACCACCGGTTGTTCCTTGTCAACCTTCTGGTGGCTTTCTTGTGGAAGTCCGCCGCCTCGCATGAATAGTACATGGCGAAGTAATACCGGAACCACTCCTCGTCATCCTTTTCGAGCCTTTCCCTGCGTGCGCGTATTTCCGCTTCCGTGTCCGAGGGGTTGATGTCCGAATTCTCGCGTATGGATGCGATCAGTTCCTCCCATTCGACAAGTGCCGTGCGGTCCTGCGGTGTAAGTCTTTTCTTTGCCATGGTTATGAGACTTTTGATTTTACGAACGCGTCAAGCAGCGGCGTCACTTCTTTCGCCTGCGTGGGGTCGGACGCGCGCAGCCATTTAAGCAGGTCGGAGAATACGGATATGATGTCCGAGAGCCCGACTTCCGTCTCCATCTTCTTGATGGCGTTCGACAGTTTGGATATGGTGTCGGCTTCGGCTGTGTTCGGGAAGCGTTCCCCCGCCGGTCTGGCCATGATGGCGTTGTTGAGCTCGGCCAGCTGGCGGTACAGGCTTTTCAGTTGCTCCTCGCGTGTGATGGTGATGGATGTCTTGAGCATCTCCCATCCGTTCTTGCCTATCCAGTTGTTCACCGTGATGCGTGACACCCCCACGCGTTCGGCTATCTCCTGCTGCGTGAGGTTCTCTTTCAGGTAGAGCGTCTTCGCCCATTCCCTTTTTTGCTGCATGCTTAGTTCGGTCATATTTCCTCCTTTTTACGTGCAAAATTGATAAGGAAAAGGGGCGGAAAAAAACGCGTGCCGCATGATGACACTTTAAAACTTCATGACAGCGTTTTAAACTGAGTGTGATGAATATGCGGTTTGAAAAACGGCTTTAATCCCCCTAATTTCGCACCGTGAACTTCGCGGGGAACACCCGCCTAAAAGACTATATAAGCATGAAAAAGTTTTTCAACATCATACCCGGGGAAGACGCCTGTTGTATCCTCCTTTACGGTGACATCGGTGATTATGACGGCAATGTGCGCAGCGGGGATATCGCCCGCGAGCTTCTGGAGGCCGAGGCCTTGTCCGGCAGGATTGACGTTCGTATCAACAGCAACGGCGGCGAGGTGTATGCGGGCATCGCCATTTTCAACGCCCTGAAAAACAGCAAGGCTGACATCACCATTTACGTGGACGGCATCGCCGCCAGCATGGCCTCCGTCATCGCCCTTTGCGGCAAACCGGTACAGATGAGCCGTTATGCCCGTCTGATGCTTCACAGTGTCCAGGGAGGCTGTTACGGCAACAAGGAGGAGATGCGGGGGTGCATCCGCGAGATCGAATCGCTGGAGGACACCCTTTGCGAGATGTATGCCGCCCGCATGGGAAAGGACAAAGAGGAAATCCGCTCGTTGTATTTTGACGGCAAAGACCACTGGCTGCGTGCCGATGAAGCGCTGGCGCTTGGTCTTATTGACGGTATCTATGATGCCGACCCCCTTCCGGAGGACAGTACCCCTGAACAGGTATTCCAAATATTCAATAACCGGCTGCACAAGCCACAAAACAAGAGTAACATGAATTTAGACGAACTGAAGAAACGTCCGCGGTTCAAGAACTGCGTGACAGATGACGATTTTCTCCGTGAAGTCGGGCTTCTGGAAACGGAAGCCGGGAAAGTTCCGGGCCTTGATGCCGAAGTCACCCGCCTGAAGGGTGAGTTGAAGGAGTTCCGGGACAAGGCGGATGCGGATGAAGCCGCCGCCCGTAAGAAACTGCTTGATGACGCGGAGAATGACGGGCGTATCGACGCCACCACCCGCCCCATCTATGAGAACCTTTTGTCCAAGGACCGCGAAAACGGGGAAAAGGCGCTGGAGAAACTCTCCCCGAAACGTAAAGTCATGACCGACCTGCGTGTGAACCCGACAAATGAAAGTCCCTGGAACAAGCGCATGACCGAGATTAAGGACAAGTTGAAACATTAATAAAAATATTTGCTATGGCAATAGTAGTAAGAAACACCAACTACAACGGTGAGGTACTGGAGAAGATCCTGGTACTCGCCTGTACCGGGAACGACCTTGTGGAAAAAGGCCTGATCATGGTGATCCCCGGCGTCGAGAAGAAAATCAGCCTGCCGCGTATCAAGACCGGCAAGATGCTCCAGAAACGCAAGGAGAACCCGGGCCTGGAGGATTCGAAGGGTAACTTCAATTACTCGGAGAAGTCCCTGGATCCGGAGGATTTCATGGCGTTCACCACTTTCAACCCCCGCGCTTTCGAGCATATCTGGCGCAAGTGGCAGCCGAAAGGAAACCTTGTGTTTGCCGAACTTCCTCCCGAAGCCCAGAACACGCTGCTTGATGAACTCAGCAAGAGTGTGAAATTCGAGTTGGGCTGGCATTACATCAACGGCGAGTTCGGGAGTGATGACGACCACCTTTTTAACGGTATCCTGACACAGGCTGCCAAGGACTCGGACGTGATAGTGGTCCCGGCTCCTGCCGATACTTCCATGATCGGCAAGTTGAAGGCTGTCCGCAAGGCCATTCCGAAAGCCCTGCGCGAGAACCCGAACCTGCGTATCCTGATGAGCATCGATGACTTTGACAAGTACGATGACGAACTGACCGAACGCGAGTACAAGAATACGAGCGAGACGGACATCAACAAGAAGCGTTACAAGGGTATCACCATCGAGACGCTGAACTCCTGGCCTGATGACCTTATCGTGGCCACGCTCTGCTCGATGAGCGCCGACGGCAACCTTTTCGCTGGTGTGAATCTCCAGGACGACGAGGAGGTGATCCAGATTGACAAGTGGATGAACTCCAGCGAGCTGTACTTCTTCAAGCTGCTTATGAAGGCCGACACGGA